CATAATGTTGATCTCTCCATAATGCATAATGGCCATCATCAAAATCATCTTTAGTTAATAATCTGCTTTTAACTATTTCTAGTTTAGCAGCAAGACTATCTGGTATATCCATACTAGCCTTATCTCTCCAAAACTTAGTGTCTGTTCTTTTAGTTCTGTAGTGTAATATTAAAAAGTCTCTGATGTTCTCAACCAACTTAATAAATTGTTTATTGTATCTATCAATAACAACCTGATCATAATTAATTAAATTTGTAGCTAACATAAATGATTGTTGTACTGATGTTGCAATAGAAGAAGCTTCTAATGGTTCAAAAAAACTACCCGTTAAACCAATAGCAAAACAATTACCTTTCCAGGTCTCTTCTAAATAACCAGCTGTAAATCTTATAGTCCTAATATTATCTTTAGCTGCAAGCTCAACATTATTTATTTCTTCCATAGCCTCATCCTCTGACAAATAGTTAGAATCAAATATGTATCCATTACCTTGTTTGTCTTGTAGAGGTACTTTAAATTTCCAACCTGCTGACAGTGCATGAGCTTCAGTCCATAGATCAGGTACTTCATCCTTATAGGTACGATATGTAATAGCTGTATTTAATGATAACCAAGGATCTACACCAATCCACTTAGCATTTAATTTAGACATTAATAATTTTTTAAAACCTGTAGCATCAATCCAGAAATTAGAATGATATATGACTTTACCTTTTACTGAATGTATTCCATGCTCTCCTATATGTACTTCTGTAATCTCATCATCAATAACATTAACACCACGTTCTTCACTTTTCTTTTTTAAGAATGTATTTAATTTAAGATTATCAAAATGAAATTGGTTAACTGGTTTTCTAACTTCACCATTTAATTGTTTAGCTAAATGTTCTACAGGGCCAATATGTATACCAGAATAATTATTATAAAATTTATATAATAATTTAATTTTGGTATTGAAATAATCTTTCATAATAGAATTATCTACTGAATGAATATAATCTTTATGACCCCAATTTTTGTAATAAATAGATGTCTTTAATGTAACTCCACATTCTCTAATAATTTCATCTGCTGTAATACCAACAGTTTTAATAAAAGTATCCCAATGAGGTGTACTACCTTCTCCTACTCCAATAATACCAATCTTATCAGATTTAATTAAATTAATATTTAGATGAGGATATTTTGTTTTTAAAACTAATGCAGCTACATAACCTGCAGTACCACCACCAACAATACAAAGATCACTTTTCATCGACTTTTACATTAATTACGCCTAGTGATGTCATCAAGTGACTGTTGTGTCTTTTATTAAATATTTTAATAAACTCAGACCAACTAGCCCTGTTCAATCTCTTTTGTGTCTTCAATAACTTCGATGGTTTTTGCATTGTATCCATCGATTTTATTTGAAAGCTCTTTGAGTTTTTTTTCAAGCTCTTCACGTGACATACCCTCCAGACCAGTTACTTTTACTTCTCTCCTATCTACATACTGACCTGCTAATTGTCCAGATCTGTATTCAGCATTAATAGCAGCAGCATATTGTTTATCAGCTTCTGCATTTAAAGCAATTCGTTCTAATCTTTTATATCGTCTTAGGTTATCACCTTCATACTTCGCACATTCTTCCTTATAAATTTTATCTAAATATTTAACAACGTGAGGGTTCAATTTTCTATTTGTTAATCTACTAGCTATAACTGAATAATCATTCGAATTCTTACATTCATATCCTGCTTCTTTTAAAGCATCAGCTTTTGTGATATTGCCCCAATTTTTAACATAGATATCCACAAACTTCTTTTGCTTTAGAGTCAAGTCATCTTCTGTTCTCAGTTCTTTCTTTTTCAATCCTGGCATATTTTCTACTATATAGATATTTCAGACCTCTGTACACTATTTGAAAAAGTAAAAATTTACTGCTCCACAAGACACACATAGTCCTAATGTGTCCCTCAGGGACACCACAGGGACACCACAGGGACACCATAGAATCGTCTATAAATGTTGGTATTAGCAAATAATAGTCTTCAGGGACACCAGGGACACCACTTTAGGGTTCCAAGCAAATTATTTTATTGAAAGGGTAGAGATATCTATATAGAGGAATTTCCGGTATCCGTTGTAACGTACGGTGTTTTACTTGAAGAATCCTACCAAATACAGTACACTGGCCATGTGTCCCAAGTGAGTTTTTAACATTATAGCTCTTACGATCATTTTAGCTTTCTTTTTTATCATTTGGGACATTTATTAAATCAATTTTTTTCTTAATCTCTCTTCTCTCTTCCTTATTATTAGCTGCACGATATTGAACATATCTAGCTCTATACTCCATCCATAACTTCTCGTTCCTGTTGTATTGAATTTTTTCTTCTTTAATCAATCTCTTAAATACACCCATTACATACTCAGGGTCAAAATCTGCGTTCCAACAAATCTCCTTAAACTCATCACTATTTCTTACAAACCAATTAATCGAATCCTGTTTATTATAAGCATCAATTTTAGAATAAGTAAAAGAAGTACAATCCTCAAAGGCTTGCATAATAATAGCCTGGAAGAGCTTATGCTCAGGCTTACTAGTACATGTCACAGTTGAAGCCATGTCAGTGCCCAAAATTTTTAACAAGTTCGGTGAGTAATTCACGATATTGTCTTTGCTCCTTTTTGCTGGAGTCGAAAGTCATTACCTCAGTATAATCGTCAAATATACCCTCGATGAATCGCATCCTACTTACACCGTCTAGCATATTTGCAACCTTGTAATGATAGTCTTTAAAATCTATGTAAGTTTCATCATCCATAATGATCGTAACCGCAGGATGGGAAAAGATATCGATATGGAAGTTTCCTACGGTCACGCATCATTTTTAACAACCAGTCTTAAGCCTTTCGCCTTAGCTGCAGCTTTACGACCTGATCGCCAACACCCCTCGATTTTATCAAGGAATGAAAGATTGAAATTTCCTAAACCAAAATCATTTCCACAATATAATTGAAACATCAAGGAAGTTATCTCGTCATAAGTTCTCTTATTCGGACATATCATAACCAAACGTTGTAGCGTTTTAGTTAAAGCTTCTTCACTCGACTTTTTCATAGCTTCTGCCAACTTTGTTCTCCATAATTAAATTAAAAGAAAAAATTGTTCGTTGTTATTGTGAAAATAAAGTGTTTTGAAAGCCCCACTTTTTCATTTAGGCTTAGGAATACGTTATTAACTATTAAGTGATTTAAATTTTAATTGCAAGTAAAAAAAAGGGCCAGTCTCCCGGCCCTTTTCCAACCTCAGATTTAAGGTTAACCATCCAATCCGCAGGTTTATTTACCACTCCCGTTAAGCAATTTCTTGCCCTGTGATAGTAAATTCTCTCTCATTGATTCGGGTGATTTGCCTTGTTTTTTAGCGATTTTTTTAACTTCTTCATCTACTAATTTGGCAATCATATTACCCGGTCTTCTAAAGCCTTCTTTACCCATGGCCCTAATTATACAGTATGAATCTATATCCACTGCACAGGATTTCCATTTGTTAATATTCATAGCTTACGCTGCCTCTCTCTTGTCAAAGTCTCGATCTAATGCAAACTTAAGAAAATCAACTTTTTTATCTCTAGTCAATCCACCATTGTACACTCTATCGAATTGTTCAATGTAATCAGAGCTGTTAGTTACTGCAGCTAATTTACCACCCTTAGATTTCATTGCAGACTTTAATCTATCAAATGAAAACTTTGGATGTTTGCACATAATTAAATATGCTCTAATCAATTGTCGTTTTAGTTTTTTACCATTCGGATCGATTTGTTTTGCAATGTAAGTTATTTCTTTTGCAATTTGATCAAACCTGCTTAGTCTACCTGCAGCAATTGAGAAGTCTCCCAATTTAAACTCTTCAGTTTGTAATCTACAAACTGTTGCTCTACCATTAAGTAGGGCTAGTGTTTCAGCTACTGGCATTCCGTATTGTGTCATTTTAGAAGCACAGATCTTATAATCTTGTTTGCCTCTTGTACAGTGGAAGTTTAAAAAATTGTTTAAGTTCCAATTCTTTTTTCCAGTGTTAGCCCTAGCTGTATCTAAAGCATCATCAGAATCACCAATTACATAGTAAATATCCAAGCCTAATTGTTTTCTAGCCTGGGCTGTATGTTGACCATCTACGATCTCCATTTTTTTATTTACAATAATAGGAGTTTTAAGATCTCTCTCAGCGATTAATCTTTTGATTCTATCTACATGTGTAGAATCAACTTCTCTATTACCTTTTGATTTTTTAAATATTCCATAATCTTTTGTTACAAAATATTTACCTTTTACTTCTTTAGTCATCATTTTCTCCTTTTTTAGTATATGATTGTATAGAGCAATGCCCCAACTAACATTATAAAAATCTTAGGTGGTATTACTAATATTGCACACAAAAGTACAAACTTAAAAAATTGATTTATCATCATTATCTTGTTTCCCCTTTATGTGGCAATGTATTAAATCCATCGCGACTTGCTCATTAATCGGATAGATAGGATGCATGTCGAAATTCATAGAACACTGCTGCAACCTACGCATTTGTTCTTGAAAGTGGTCTTCACTATATTCCATAGGTTGACCATCTATTGTTGTTATCTGAGTTGTACTCAGAATGTCATCAACTTCTTTTATCCAGTTAACAAAAGTGTCGCTACTAGATTTCAATTTTATGTTGATCATGATATTCTCCTTTTTATAAACATGTTTACAATATAAATATTTTAATCTAAATTGCAAGGATTAAATAAGATAGGATAATATAGGAAAATGAAATACTTGCTAGTTTTACATTTATGTAGTTTTTTAACTCAGACTTGTCCTGGTATGGTTCATCCACAAGGAGAGTATGATTCATGGAAAGAATGTGCAATCGCTGGATATAAAATATCTGGAGATACAATGGCTACAATGCCTAAAGATAAGATAAATAAAGGAAAATTAGCTATAAAATTTGAATGTATAGAAATTAAAGAAAGCACACCCCTATAGTTGCAATAATATCACAAAATGCTATATAATACCTTATGAAGCTATATCGCGTCCAAGCAAAGTACAAGAATATATATATTAATGAGATGCTTTGGGCAGAGAACGATAAAGCCGCCCTTGAGGAGTTTAGTAAAAAGGTTAGCTCAGGGGATGTAACAGAGAATGAAGGTGCAGGGTTTGAGAATCCTGATATTTTATTCTTAACCTATGAGGAGGTTGACCGAGATGCAACTACAAAAGTTAATATCGGAAAAACTTCAGCTGGAATCCAAGTGGGC